GCTAGAAAGAAAGTTCGGCAAACTGGTGGATTTAGTATGTTATTTGCCCCTCAACGCAAGGAAGAACAAGGTCTAAAGACAAAACTTGGAGGCGGCAGTGACTAAAATTAAAGAAGATAATAGGATTCATCACAAAAATCGTTTTGATCCAGTCCGTGCCAGAAATGCAGATGGCACATTAAAGGGTGATAACCCAGCAACACCAGACATAAATGAAGCGTGGGAAGGCGGTGTAGCGCCTAAAAAAACCCTTAAAAAAAGCACCAAAGGAAAATAACGGTGATAAGGGCGTATCAATGACTTTGAAAAAACATCAGAATCCTAAAGGCGGTTTGAACGAAGCCGGACGTAAATTTTTCCAACGTACCGAAGGCGCAAATTTAAAAAAACCAGTAAAGTCTGGCGATAATCCTCGCCGTGCGTCCTTCCTGGCACGAATGGCGGGGAACTCTGGGCCGGAGCGTGACGCAAAGGGAAGACCCACCCGCTTGCTATTGTCCCTCCGTGCCTGGGGTGCTTCTTCTAAAGCAAATGCCAGGAAAAAGGCAGCGTCCATAAGCAAAAGAAATGAGACAAAAAATGCCTAAATTAGCAATAAAAGAAATTATGGGGCGCGAAGCTAAAGCGCAATCCAGAAAAGATGAATGGCGTTCCATTTATGAAGATTGTTATGAATACGCTTTGCCACAACGTAATCTTTATTCTGGTTACTATGAGGGGCGTGTAGCCGGAAAATCAAAGATGGCCAGAGTTTTTGACTCTACAGCCGTTCACGCTACACAGAGATTTGCTAATCGGTTGCAAGCGGGTTTGTTTCCACCATATAAAATGTGGTGTCGGTTAGAGCCAGGTTCAGCAATCCCAGAAGAAAGCCAGCTGCCAGCTCAAGAAGCTCTTGATAAATTCAATGTCCGTATGTTTGAGACATTGCGTCAGACAAACTTTGATTTGGCTATGGGCGAATTTTTGCTCGATCTTGCTGTCGGTACAGGCGTGATGATGATTACACCTGGGGATGAAGTTACCCCGATCCGCTTTACATCAATTCCACAATATCTTGTTGCTATCGAGGAAGGCAGCTATGGCAATGTGGATAATGTATATCGCAAATTACGCATTAAAGCAGAAGCTATCCAACGTGAGTTTCCAGATGTAGCAATCACGCCAGATTTACAGGATGCGATTGATCGTAAGCCAGAAGAAGAACTAGATTTATTCGATGCTGTTATCTTTGACCAGGAGTCAGGACGATATCATTATCATGTGATTTGGCCATCTAAGCGCCAGGAACTTGTATATCGTGAAATGCGTTCTAGTCCTTTTATCGTGGCACGTTACATGAAAGTGGCAGGGGAAGTGTATGGCCGTGGCCCACTGGTAACAGCTATCAGTGATATCAAAACCCTTAACAAAACCTTAGAATTGGTTTTGAAAAACGCAAGCCTCTCGATTGCCGGCGTTTATTTAGCAGCTGATGATGGCGTTCTAAATCCACAAAATATTAAAATCCAGCCTGGTGCTGTTATTTCTGTTGCCAGAACAGGTGGCCCCCAGGGTGCCTCTCTAGCACCAATGCCCAAGTCTGGAGATTTCAATACTAGCCAAATTGTCATTCAAGACCTAAGAATGAATATTAAAAAAATAATGATGGACGATACGCTGCCGCCTGATAATATGTCGGCTCGGTCAGCCACGGAAATTGCAGAACGCACCCGTGAGCTGGCCACGAATTTGGGAAGTGCTTTTGGTCGTCTCATCACAGAAACAATGGTTCCGATTGTAAGCCGCATTTTGTTTGTGCTAGATCAGCAAGGTCTGATTGATCTTCCATTAAAGGTAAATGGCGTCCAGGTAAAAGTGACGCCAGTATCCCCATTAGCACAAGCACAAAAATTGCAAGAGATTAATGATCTTGTGCAATATATGCAGATTGCTAACTCGATGGGGCCACAAGGCCAGGTCACTGTATCTGTGCCAAAGGTCTTGGAGTTTATTGCAGAACGTCTTGGCATTGACCAGAATGTTCTCAATAGTCCAGAGGAACAACAAATGATTATGCAACAAATGGCCCAGGCACAACAGGAACTTGAACAGCCACAAGAAATGAATGATGGCGGTGCCATGCAGGGGGCTATGCAATGAATGAAATTGAGGGGTGGGATTCTTTAGAGCCAGCTTTCGCTGAACCAATCAGAGCTGATGACTTGGATATCATGTATGGCCGAGTATTTAAATCAGAAGAAGGTCAAAAGGTTTTGCACCATTTGAGGCAAATCACCATCGAGCAACCATCCTGGAACCCAGGAGAGGATGCTTCATATGGCTATGTCAGAACAGGCATGGCCGAAATTGTAAGACTAATTGAAAAAAGGGTCGAGAGGAGTAACAATGGATAATCAACAAGCCGCACAGGAAGCCGTACAGGACGATGCACCGCTTTTAAACCCACAGGCAGCTGCTGAAGCACCAGAGGCCGCACAAGAGGCTCCTATGCCCTTGCATGACAATTCTGAGCCAGAGCAACAACAGTTCACAACCGATACCGAAGATGAGGCGCCGTTAGAGCGCCCCGATTATTATCCAGAAAAATTTTGGGATGAGGATGGCCCTGATGTTGAGAAGCTGGCTAAATCGTATGCAGAACTTGAAAAACAATTTAAAGCCGGCAAGCATAAAGCCCCAGAAGGTGACTACGATGTTGCGGATTTGGTGGATCGCGGTCTTGATTCAGAAGACCCAGCTCTTGTTATCGCTCAAGATTGGGCTAAAGAAAACGGTGTATCCCAGGCTTCTTTCACTGATCTCGCCACTCGCATCATGGAACTTAGTCAAGAAGCTAACGAGTCTATGGAAGTAGACCGGCGGGAAGAAATGTCAAAACTAGGTGAACGTGCATCTGAAAAAATTAAAATGGCAGAGCGTCTATTGATGAAAGCGCCATTAAATGAGGCAGAGCGCAATGCAATGGCATTTAGTTTAAACAATGCTGATGCAATTAATGCGTTCCTTAAATATCATGCGTCATTGACTAATGAGGGTATTCCTGTAAATGCGGCAGTTTCTAATCCAGAAATGAGCCGTACAGATCTGGAAGCTGCTATTGCTGATCCAAGATGGAAAACAGATGTAGCATTTAGAACAAAGATCGAAGAACAATGGATGAAGGCAAACAACTAGATATAGTTGCAAAACCTTTCGTTTGCGTGTAAATATAGTATTCGGAGGTTAACCGCTTGCGGCCCTTCTATGTGGTGAACCCACTGGTGGGCATGACCATTTCATGCAAGCAAACCGCCCGACTACATCGGCCAACGGTATGCGGCAAGTTGAAACCTTAATAGGAGGATTCTGCTATGGCGCAGAGTGTAACCAATGCTTTTGTGACCCTCTTTGAAGCAGAGGTCAAACAAGCATACCAAGCCGAGGCTTTGCTGCGTGGTACAATGCGTACACGCACAGGCGTCCAGGGCAACACCGTCAAATTTCCGAAAATCGGTAAGGGCGTTGCTACTGTTCGTGTGCCTCAAACAGATGTAACCCCGCTGAATGTAACTTACAGCCAGGTTACTGCAACCATGAGTGATTATATTGCTGCGGAATACAGTGACATTTTCCACCAGTCTCATATCAATTTTGATGAGAGGCGTGAACTTGTCGAAGTAGTTTCAAAATCAATCGCTCGCCGTATGGATCAGCTTTGTATTGATGCTCTCAATGCAGCTGCTTCACCATCAACAGTTGCTACCTCAATAGGTGGCGCAGCATCAAACATGAACATTGAAAAGCTCCGTGCAGCTGCAAAGGCGATGAATGAGAAGAACGTACCATCTGAAGGTCGTTATCTTCTGATGCACGCTTCTCAGCTCGATGCTCTACTTGGTGAAACAGAAATCACTTCAAGTGATTTTGCAAGTGTAAAGGCCCTAGTCCGTGGGGAAGTTAATTCGTTCATGGGCTTCCAAGTGCTGACAATGGGTGATCGTGATGAAGGCGGTATTCCAAAGCCATCAACCCGTACTTGCTTTGCTTGGCATCGTGATTCAATGGGCTATGCAGAATCAATGGCACAAAAGAGTGAGGTAAATTATGTCCCAGAAAAGACGTCATTCCTCGTGTCTTCAATGTTCTCTGCCGGTGCTGTTGCAATTGACGATGATGGCATCGTCAAAATCAGCTGTACCGAATAAGGAGGATTGAATTATGGCATTTGCACAAGCTAATTGGTCAACTGTAGCAGCTTCTAAAGCTGGCAGCGCACCGAATGTTTATAGCTATTCATCATCCGCAGATAACAAGGCCGCAATTGCCGGTTCTGGTTATTTCAACAGTGTTGAAGGTCTTATCACTACTGGTGATTTGATTTACACATATGGCAGCGATGGCGGTCAAATGTGTGTGGCAACAAATACAGCCGGCGTTATTACGACAGCTGTAATCTAAATCAGCGAGGGCCAGGTTCTCCTGGCCCTTTCTTTCAAGAAAGGAAAGTGTCATGGCAGCTGGCGATACAGGTTTATCAATTTGTTCTGATGCACTTATCATGCTTGGCGCCTCGCCCCTTTCATCGTTTACAGAAGGCACTGACGCTGCTCAAGCCTGCGACAGGCTTTATCCAGATTTAAGAGACAGTTTATTATCCAGATATCCTTGGAGCTGGTCTTATCAAAAACAACAATTATCGAGATTAGCATCAGCCCCCCTAAATGAATGGCAGTACGCCTATCAATTGCCTGGCGATATGCTTTCTGGAGTAAGAGCTTTATTTGCTAGTTCTGGTTCTAATGAAAGTCCTTTGCGTTATGGGTGGGAAATCTATGGTGAGCAGCTCTATACTAATTTAGAAACTGTTTATATTGATTACCAAGCTACAATTAATGAGGCTAAAATGCCTAATTATTTTGTGCATTTTCTCCGTACTGCAATGGCAGCGGAATTGGGAATGGTAATTACTGACCAAGTAAGCAAATCAGATTATTTCAGATCGTTGGCGTTTGGAACGCCAGGTGAGAATGGTCGTGGCGGTTTGTTCCGCGAAGCAATGAATGTTGATAGTCGTGGCCAGCCACCTCAAATAATCGAGGATTATTCTCTTGTAGATGTAAGGGGCTGATATGACACGGATAATTCAGTTCCAAACAAACTTCAGTGTTGGAGAGCTTGATCCGTTGCTCCGTGCTAGGACTGATATACAGCAATATCAGAATGGTTTAGAGACAGCTGAAAACGTAATTGTGCAGCCGCAGGGCGGTGTAAAACGTAGACCAGGAACAAAGTTTATCCATGACTTTGGCAGCACATTTACAGATTTCAAAATCATACCATTTGAATTTAGTATTAATGACAGTTATACCCTGGTTTTTGTAAACCAACGTATTTATGTGTTCAAAGACGGTGTGTTACAGACCAACATAAATAGCAGTGGTAATGATTACATAACTGCTACAGCGATAACAGCCGCCATGCTTGATGAGTTAAATTTTACTCAGGCTGTTGATACGTTAGTTCTTTGCCATGAAGATTTGGAAACGCAGCGTTTAGTTCGTTATGACGATACCACCTGGACTTTAGATGCTTTGCCATTAAAGTTTATTCCTAAATATGCTTACACTCTAAATGTTAATAATCCAGATTTTACAATTACGCCTAGCTCCTTTACTGGCAACATTACAATTACAGCGTCAAATGTAACGACAGACAATGGAACTGCACTAGGTGGCACAAACAGCACTATTACTTTGAAAAGCGCGAGTAGTTACACTAGCGATGACGAGTGCAATGGGTTTTCGTTGCATTTGACTGCTGGCACTGGAGCTGGGCAACATCGACACATATCTAATTTTACAGTTTACGGTTCATCGCCAAATCAGATAAAAATAGCAACAGTGTTTCCGGCGTTTACTACAGTGCCAGACAACACGACACAGTATTCAATAAAAGCATTTGGCGATGATAGTGTTGACGAATACTTTAATGCTGTAAATGGTTTTGGCCGAGCTAAAATTATTGAATATGTAAGCGACACCGAAGTTAAAGCGACTGTTGAAATACCTTTTTTTAATGCAGATGCTATTGTATCAGGTGATTGGGAATTAGAATTTGGATATGAGGACAGCTGGTCAAACACAAGAGGATGGCCAAGATCAGCGACTTTCCATGAAGGAAGATTGTATTTTGGCGGCAGTAGGGGAAGACCCAATACAATTTGGGGCAGTAAGGTTGTTGACTATTTCAACTTTAATCCTGGCACTGGATTAGATGATGAGGGGGTTGAGGCTACCATCAACACCGACCAGTTTAATGCAATCGTACACGTTAGTTCTGGCCCAGATTTACAGATATTTACAACTGGCGGTGAATTTGTTGTTGCCCAGGCCAACATTGATCCTATTACACCGGCAACATTTCTTATAAAACCGCAAAGCCGAATTGGTTGCAAGCCTGGCATACCGCTTGAAAATTTATCTGGTGCAGCTATTTTTGTGCAACGCCAAGGAAAATCCTTAATAAGTTTTCAATTTACTGATGCAACTAATAGCTATGGCTCTCAAGCGCTATCGGTATTAAGTTCACATTTATTGAATGACCCTGTTGATTTGTCAATGAGAAGGGCTGCTTCAACCGATGAAACAGACCGCCTATTCTTGGTAAACAGCGGTGGAGATATAGTTGTTTATTCATTGTTGGCTTCACAAAATGTAATTGCCCCATCTAAGTTTGTTACAGATGGATCATATATTGCCGTAGCTAACGAACTAGATGTTACTTACACAATTGTAAAACGCACTGTTAATAGCGTTGTTAAATATTATCTTGAACGATTTGATGATAATTTGACACTAGATTCAGTCAAAACAGGTGGCGCAGCTGCAAGTGTGACAATGGATCACATGGAAGGCAAAGAAGTGCAAATAATTCGTGATGGTGTTCTTGAACCAGCGCAAACTGTGCCGGCATCACCTTATACAATTACTTTTGAAACAGCGTCCACTGCTTCTTTTGAGGTAGGTCAGAATTATGATGTGACAGTAAAAACATTGCCGGCAGAACCAAAATTAGCCCAGGGTACAATTCAGTCTAAGAAAAAACGTATTGTACAGGTAGACGCTATTGTGCATGAAACTCAAAACATGACTATAAATGGCAAATTAGTTCCATTCCGTAATTTAGGTTCCAATGTTCTTGATTCAAGTGTTGAGGAGTTTACTGGCACAAAAACTTTGCATGGGGTTTTAGGTTTTAGTGGCACGGGGCAAATTACAATTAGCCAGAGTGTGCCACTTAAAATGACGTTATTAGGTATTGAGTATCACATGAGCGTGGGGAATTGATATGGCAGCAATTGCAGCATTAGGAACAATGGGTACAATGTCAGCTGTTGGCACATTGTTTAGTACATTCGCAAGTATTAAGAGCGCCCAAGCACAAAAAGATATTTACAATGCTCAAGCAGCACAGGCGCAGTTGCAGGGCAAAGTAAAGGCAACTGAATACAAGATGCAAGCTGCCAAGGTTTTGCGTGGGTTAAATGAAAACTTATCAATGACTGTAGCACGGGCTGCGGTTGGCGGTGATCCACTGTCAGGTTCTTCATTGACGTTACAAGAGTATGCACGGCGCGAAGCTGGCGGCGAATATATACAATCAAAAGATAATGCAATCTTGGCGCTGTCTAATGCTGATGTTCAAGCCGGTATTTATAAACAAGCAGGGCAACAAGCAATGTATACTGGTTATGCAAATGCAATTGGTACAGCAACAACTGGTATGTATCAGGCATTAAAAATTGGTAATATGTAAGGCAATATAATGGCAAAACTACCAAGATATCAGAATGTAGGAATTAAGCCCATTCAACAGCCAGATTACGATTATGCTAATCTGCGTGAATCTGCACGTTTTGCTTCAACGGTGTCTAAACAAATAGACCGCATGAATAGCTTTATTGTTAGAGAAGCTGAAATCCAGGGTAAACAGCGTGGCTTGTCTATGGTGCAAGAAGAAGGCGCACAAGAAGTTTTGAAGAAATTTAGCGGTGATAAGCAACCGTTTACTTATGCTGAAACAGCTGCATACCAGGCAGCTACTCGCATTGCATCGGCAGAAATTGAGACTGAGGCCAGGGCTGAAATCAACCGTTTCATAAGTGATGCTAAAATAAACCGCACACCATTTGGTGATAGTGAAGACGAAAAAGGTAATCCAATCCAGGGTGTTCAATCCCAACTGAGTGAAATTGTAGATGGGTTTCCGGCGGCATTATCTGATATTGATCCTATCGCAGCTGGTCTACTTAGAGCGAAGTTAACAGATTTTGCTACAGATAAAGAAATTGCTTACAGCGAATTTTACCAAAACTATTTAATCGAGAAAAAACAAGGTGAGTTTATAAAAAGCCTTGCTGCCAGAGAAAGAGACGCTATTGATTATAGCTCATCACAACATTCTACACCTGACGGTCTTGAAAAGCGTTTAAATGATGCAGCGCAAACAATGCGTGATTTACAATTTGACGAAAAGAATGTCGCAAGATGGATTGAAAGCACCAGAACAAAAGCCCGTAAAGCTGGTACTATTTCAGAGTTTTATAGGCTTTCGACTATAGAAGAAAAACAACAATTCTTAGAAGGTCTTGAAGAAAAACCGTTACGACAGCTTGGTGTTGAAGGAACACGGACACTTGTTCGTTCTTTGCAAGCAGAATTAAACAATGATATTGCCGTTCAGAAAGGAGCTGCAAGAGACACAGTTCAAGATATCAAAGATGCAAAAAGTATCATGGCCGCAGGGGGTGATCCTGGTGAGCAGATGATTTTGCAATTACAAAACAGGGCAAATGGACTAGGTGATTATGGTGCAGATGCCAGGGAAGCAATTGCTAATTTGCAAGTCGAGCGCGAAGCAATGCTTTCGCTTCGCATGATGGCGCCAGCGCAGTTGCAAAGTGAATTAAATACAATGGCCGGAGGCATCACAGGTATTGGTGGCGAAGGTGTAGATACTAAATTAGAGGCCGATATCTTAAAATCTGGTCGTGCTTTATTAAACACGATGAACACTGAAACGCAAAATGATCCACTGTCTTTTGCTGCTCGTGTTGGCCTAATTGAATTTAAACCTCTCGATATGACATCAGAAGAAACTTTGGCAAGCTCGATTGCAGAGCGTCAATTGCAAGCTCGTACAGTTGGTAATATTTATGGAGTAGAGCCTAAGTTTTTAACAAATGAAGAAGCGGGTGTATTCGCTACACAACTCAAACAAGGCGATAGAATTTCCAGGATGACGGTCTTGGGAACGCTGACTAAGTTTTTTGGGAAGGACTCGCCAGATGTTATGGCCCAAATTGCTGTTAAACAGCCAGAACTAGCGCATATTGGTGGCCTTGTTACTCTTGGCTTGATGGATACAGCTAATCAAGCGCTCGAAGGCATGGATTTAATTAAGCAAGGCAATCAGCCGGTTGGGTTTACGCGGGAAGTAACAGATAGTGTTTTTGCTAATCAAGTAGGAATGGCGTTGAATTATCAATCAGAAGCAAGAGGTTCTGCCCAAAAAACAGCCAAAGCTATTTACACATCTATGGCAATGGATAGGGGTTTAGAAGTTTTTAATGAAACCCTTTATATAAGCGCTATTAGTCTTGCATTAGGTTACAATCCAAACACCGGCAAAGGTGGCGTCCAAGAAGTTCGAGATATGCCAGTGATTGCGCCACCAGAATTAGATGGCGAAGATTTAGAAAAAATCCTTGATGAAATTGATTATGAATCATTAACGGTAAATACAGGTCAAGTTGTAAATGCCGATCAAATGAGAGATATCCGTGGAAATAAAAATATTCGTTTTATGGTTATCGATCATGGAAGATATTACATTACTTTACTAAAACCTGATCAAGATGGTTTTAGATATATAAGTGATGTGGATGGAAATCCAGTGATTTTTGACGCACTTAAATATTATGGGCATAGATAATGACGTTTCTATACGGTAAACAAGACTCATTAGATTTGCTACCAGGTCAAGGTCTGAATAAACCTCTTGGCACGTTTACAGAAAACATTAGCGCTGCCTATCGCGCATCCAGAGCTACAGATCAATCTGTCAGTGAAGGCACGATGCTGCGTGATGAATGGGAGCCAATCATTGATGAGATAAATGAAAAGACAGGCTCTAATTATTTTAATCCGGCAGATCATTTGAGAGCTGGATTGTTTTCAGCGCCGGCTACACAGGGCGATGGCGAAAGAAAATATCAATATTCAACACAAAAGATATTTAAACACATTCAAGATAATTCTGATGTGTTGCCTGATTTGCAGACAATTACCCATGAGCAATTGTTAAAACAGGCACAACAACAGGCTTTAGCTAATAGAGAGAATTTTGGTGAAGTAACGCATCGCTCTCCTGGGGCTAGTAATGTAATAGCCAGATTTCTTGGCAGCATGGGTGGCATTGCCACTGATCCTGTTGTTTATGAGAGCATGGGCTTTGCTGGCGCATCTAAAACTCTCTATGGGGCAATGTTCCGTGAAGCTGCTATTGGCGCTGGTACGGAAGCGGTTGCTCAAGCGGGTGTAAAGGAATGGTATGAATCATTAGGTCTTGATTACACCTATGAACAATTCTGGACAGCTGTTGCCTTTGGTGGCGTATTTGGCGCCGGCACTCCATTGGCTTTCCGCATTGCTGGCAAAAGTGTTTCATTAACAGCTGACC